TCAGCCGTTAGCGCTGGCGAAGACGTAGTTGATACGGCGCATCGAGTTGGCAATCTCATGTCTGAGGTAGCCAAGGTCGTGCAACTCGTATCTCTACCGCACAAGAAAAAGCTATTTCAGTCTGACGCTGACTTCGAAGCCGAAGCAATACGGCGCTTCACCGCAAAGAAAAAAGCGCAAACTCTTGCCTTCGAAGCGAAGAACCTTTTCGTGTCGCAGTATGGCCTGAACGCGTGGGACAATATCCAGAGAGAGGTCACTGAGATGCGTAAAGAGGCAGCGAGACAGGCACGACTGCAAGCCGAAGCAGCAGAAGAAGCGCGGAGAGACGCTATCTTTGTCGCGAGCATCGTTGGCGGTCTTATTTTGGCTATTTGGGTAATCGGTTTAATTCTAGTGATACGGGGAGCACACTAATGGATTTCCTAAAAGCATTCGGACCGCTGATCGGGTCGGTCGCGCCAACACTTGCTACGGCTATGGGGGGCCCAGTAGCTGGCCTTGCTGTTAAAGCCTTGTCTGGAGCACTATTCGGGCATCCTGATGCGTCTGACGATGAGATTAAACTTGCACTTGCAAACCCTACGGCAGACCAGTTGGCGGCTCTGAAAAAGGTAGATGCTGACTTTAAGGTGCAGATGAAGTCGCTCGACATCGACTTGGAGCGCATCGCTGCCTCAGACAGAGATAGCGCCAGAAACTACGCCATCATGACGCATGACCTAACACCGCGCGTCTTGGCGGTTATCGTTGTCGTGGCATGGGGATGCGTCCAGTGGTTCATGCTGCACAATGTGATTGAGGCATCGATGCGCGAGTTGATCGCACGTGTTCTCGGTACGCTTGATGGCGCACTGATGCTCGTTCTGTCTTACTATTTCGGATCAGCTCACCGGCATACGGATAGCAAGTAATGCGTGACAACTTTGACCATTGCCTTGCAGCAGTGCTGAAGCATGAGGGTGGGTATGTCGATAATCCGAAAGACCCAGGCGGAGCCACCAATCTCGGTTGCACCAAGAAGGTCTGGGAAGAGTGGGTCGGTCACGAGGTGACTAAGGACGATATACGGGCACTCACTGTCGCTGACGTGTCACCGCTATACAAGAAGAAATACTGGGATGTGGTGAAGGGCGACGAACTGCCGTCAGGCGTGGACTATGTCATGTTCGATTGTGCAATTAATTCTGGCACGGGACGCGCGGCTAAGATTGCCCAGAAGATCTGCGGTGTCGCTCAGGATGGAGCAATAGGGCCAGCGTCTCTTGCCTCAATTAAGCGCATCTGTGAAGCAGAAGGTGTACGGTATTTCATCGAAGAGTATAACGACGCGCGATTACGCTTTCTGCAAGCACTGCCGACCTTTGAGCATTTCGGTAAGGGTTGGAGCCGACGCGTGAATGAGGTAAATATAGGCGCACTAGACCTTGCGCGTCTTGGAGATGCCTGATGCCTTTAGTCCCGCTCACTATCCCACCTGGCGTAGTCAAACCGGCAACCCCGCTTTTGGCTAAGGGACGGTATTGGGATGCAAACCTTATCCGGTGGCGGTCAAACAAGTTGCTTCCTGTCGGTGGGTGGCAACGGATTACGTCAACACCATTGGCAAGCACTGTTAGGGCGCTTTTCCCTTGGCGCGATAATAATAACGCGCGCTGGATGATGATTGGCTGCGACACCAAGCTATATGCGAATGATGGCGCAACTTATACCGATATCACGCCTGTTGGTTTCGTGCCTCTAACAAGTGTTGGCTCTTACGGTGCCTATAACTATGGCGCTTTACTTTATGGCGACGACACAAACGCAACTTACCCGCGTCCGGCAAGCCTGTTAGATCCTCCGTCATTCACATGGACAATGGATAACTGGGGCGAAGATGTGCTCTCAGTTGCATCTTCTGATGGTCGTTTGTTTTACTATAATCCCGGTAACACACAGGCTTCAGTTGTTGGATATTCTCTTATTCAAACTATCCAGAGAGCGACAAACGTAGTTACCGTTACAACAACTCTTGATCATACATTCAAAACTGGTCAGGTTGTCACTATTGCAGGTGTAACTACATCATCTTTTAATGGTACATTTACCATTACGGGAACGCCTACACTTACGACGTTCACTTATTCGCAAAGCGGTACTAACGCTACATCTTCTGGTGGTAGTGTTACGCATGCCGGAACACCTACACAGAATCGCGGTGTGATCGTAACTCCAGAGCGCCATGCTGTTCTTTTTGGGATGAACGGAAACCCACGTCGCGTGGGGTGGTCTGACCAAGAAGATTTTGCTGAGTGGGATTTTGCTTCAGCAACAAATACTGCTGGATTCTTCGACCTTGATACGCAATCGCGTATCATCATGGCTACATCTGTTCGTGAAGGTACGCTTATCTGGACTGAAGATGAAGCATGGCTGATGCGTTACACAGATTTGCCATATATCTATGGCTTTGAGCGTATCGGCTTTGGTTGCGGGTTAATGGCACCACGGTCTTTCGCAACATTTGGCGGTCGATGCATTTGGATGGGCCGTGAGAACTTTTGGATCTATGACGGTGGTTATGTGAAGCCATTGCCATGTGATGTCGGCGATTACGTTATCAGTAACATGGATAGTGTAACTGGTGGTGTTATTACTCATGGTGCTGAGAATGGGTTATTCCCAGAAGTATGGTTCTGGTATCCGTCTAGCGGTTCATCTAATCCAGATCAGTATGTCTGCTACAGTTATGCTGAAGGGTGGTGGTCTATCGGGTCGATGACGCGCACAGCAGCAACTGGTGCAGGTGTGTTCCAGTATCCGACAACGGCTGACGAGACATATAATCTCTACTACCAAGAGAATGGGTGGACCAATAATGGTGCGTCTCTTGTTGGTGATCGGTGGGTCGAAAGCGGATCTCTGAATCTCCAGCAGGGCAATAACATCATGATGGTCAAACAGGCTTTGACAGACAGCGGTTACGGGTATGACTCGACTGCATTGCAGTTCTACACATCGTTTACGCCAGAGGGCACAGAGACGCTGTCATCTGTCTACACACCGCGTTCAAATGGTTATACAGACGTCCGTGTGACTGGTCGCGAGATGCGGATAAGACTAGAGGCGACTCAAGACGCTGACTGGTCTATCGGCGAGACACGGTTAGATCTTATCCCGCGAGGTGGTCGATGAGACTGTTCATCCCGACCCCTCCTCCAAACTACGATCAAGGCACGTTCAATACGATTTTGGACACGGTAAAAAGATCACTGATACCGGTCGTTTCTACTGACGAAGCTACCGCAGGAGTACTCCTTCAAAGTCCAGACGGATCGGTGTATAAGTTGACGGTAGACAACGCAGGTAATCTTGTAACTACGGCGGTGCCACTTGGGTCTCGATGAAAAACAGATCCTGCGGCTTCTTGAGTCGGGGATGCAGAAAGGCGGTAAGACGCACAGCATAAGGGATATAGTTGAGGCGCTGAAAGAAGGCCAAATGCAGGCTTTCTTAAACGACGGGGCAATCGCAATCACGCAAGTGGTAGATTTCCCTCAGAAGCGCGTCCTAGAGGTCTTATGGTGTGCAGGCGTTCTAGACGAAGTGATGAACTTAAAGCCAAAGCTCGTCGAGTTCGCCAAAGAGCAAAATTGCAAAATGGGTCGAGCTTATGTGCGTCCCGGTTTAGTGGTACCAATGGAACAGGCAGGGTGGCGCAAGGCTCAAACTGTAATGTTCTTCGATTTGGAGAATTGATATGAGCGGTGGTTCAGGTCCAACAACGACGAGCACTTCTTCTGTCCCTGCTTGGATAGAGCAATTCGGGCAAGAGAATGTCGAGATGGCAAAGCGCATCTCTGGCACCCCGTATCAGGCTTACTCTGGCGAAACAGTTGCGGCGACGACCCCCGACCAGCAGGCGGCGTACCAGATGCTGCGCCAGAATGTTGGCGCGTATCAGCCTGCCTTCACCTCTGCACTGCAATCGGCGCAAGGTGTCGCCACATTCCAGCCGACCCAGTTTGCCGGTACATCGTTGCAGCCATACATGGACCCGTACCAGCAGCAAGTCGAGCAAGGCGCGCTTGCGGCGATTGAGCGGCAGCGGCAGGTCGCACAGAATCAGATTGGCGCGCAGGCTCGCGCAGCCGGTGCTTTCGGTGGTTCGCGCCAAGGCGTGCAAGAAGCTCTTGCTAACGCTGAAGCCATGCGCATTGCCGGTGAAACATCTGCCGGTATCCGTTCGCAGGGTTTCCGTACCGCGGCAGATCTGTTTGCTCAAGACCAAGCACGCGCACAACAAGCGGCTCAGTTGCGCCTTGCTGGTGCCGGTCAAATCGGCGCTCTCGCGGGTGCGGGTCAAGAATATCTCATGGGGCAAGCCGGTGCTCTTGAAGCAGCAGGTAAAGCGCAACAGGCACAGCAGCAGGCACTCCTCGATGAGGCTTACCGTCGCTATGCCGAAGAGCGTAACTACCCATTAACACAGCTTGGTATTCGTCAGGCAGGTTTGACTGGTGTACCTTACTCCACGACCACATCTCAGACGACAAGCGGTGGTGGCAATCTCGGTCTTACAGCACTCGGTGGCGCAGGTCTCGGTGCTCAGATCGGCGGTCTCATTCCCGGTCTTGGTGCAGGGTATGGCGCTGGCCTCGGATCTCTCGCCGCGTTTCTTTCTGACGAGCGCATGAAGACTGACATCGAGAAACTCGGCAAGGATAAAGAAACAGGTCTCACGATGTACGCATACCGGTACAAGGGCGACCCGAAGAGCTACCCGAAAGTGGTCGGCCCAATGGCTCAAGAGATCGCTAAAAAGTACCCGGAACAGGTCAAGAAAGTCGGCGGGAAGCTGGCGGTCAATCTCGGCTTCGGCCCCATGATGAGCAACGCATAAGGACACACCATGCCCGATAGAGAATATGGCGGCGGGTCTTACAATTCTGGGTATGGCAGCGCGTCTAGAGATAATACGAGAGACAGCGTAAGAGCTGGTGACACGCCTGGCTTTGGCACGGGTGGCGGTGGCTCTGTTGGTGGCGGCGGTGGGTATGGCTCGTCAGGCGGTCTCTTAAGCGGCGGTGGTGATCGCGGTGGGCGTGATACAAGTGACACTGCCGCGCAACAAGCTGCCGCTAACGCTGCCCGTATTGCAGCGGAACGTGCTACCTACGAACAGCAACAGGCGCAGGCGTTAGCAGCGCAACGTGCAGCATTCCAAGCGCAGCAACAGGCAGCAGTACAAGCAGCATTACAGAAACAGGCGCAAGAAGAAGCGGCACAGCGTGCTAGAGTACAAGCGCAACAGGCCGCGGCTGTGCAGGCTGCGATAGAGCGTAAAGCACAACGCGACGCGACGATCAGTAACTATGTCTCAAAAATGATCTCTGTCGAGTCAGGCGGTGACCCTTTTGCTAAAGCTAAAGGTTCTTCAGCGACTGGATTGGCGCAGTTCACTGATGGGACATGGATGCAGACAGTCGGCAAGTACCGACCAGATTTGCTTGAAGGTAGAAGCAAAAAGGAAGTTCTTGCACTACGCACGGATCCCAATCTCTCAATGGAGATGGCTGGTAATCTTGCGACAGAAAATGCTGATTTCCTTGAGTCACGCGGTCTTCCAGTAAACGAAGGCACTCTGCATCTGTCTCACTTTCTCGGTGCAGGCGATGCCGCAAAAGTGTTGCGCGCGAACCCAGATACGCCAATCGGTGATTTGGTTCAGGAACGCTCGATTACTGCAAATCCAACCATCCTTGGCGGTGGGCGCACAGCGGCAGATGTAACACAGTGGGCCTCTAACTTAATTGGCAGAGCGCCAGCATTTGATCTCGCAAACATGCCTGCTTCCGGTGCTTCGGCTGCTGGTACAACAACTCCAAGCATTCGGTATGGGTATAAGCCTGGAGAAGGCACATTCGCTCCACCGCAAGTTGAAGCAGCAAAGCCTGCTGGCTTTCTCGATCAGATTTTTGGTGGACCGCAAGCTCTCAATCAGCGCATCGCTGATCTTGAAGCAGCAGGTATGACTTCGACCTATCCAGATCAGAGCGCTGCTTACGCGAAGCAGGCATACGCAAACGATTTTGCTGGTGGCGATATCAGCAAGGTGAAGTCGCGTATTGTGGATTTCGGTCAGGGTCCGGTGGTGGACTATTATGTTAAGGATCTCGGTGACGTTGCAGGGGAAGCTATCAGTGGGTTGCTCGGTGGGGTAGGCAAACTCTTTGGAGGGGCCAGTGAAAAACCTTACCTTGGCGCTGAATCTGATCGCGCATCGTCTATCGCACCTGGCAGTATTTTCGGAAATCTTTTCAGTGGCACTCCTCGGGCTGATTATGGCCCTTACGGGAATCTCACAGCCGAACAGTATCGTCAGCAATATGGTGGACGCGATGTCGCACAACTTTCACCTGCTGCACAAACACCAGTTGCGCCAGTAGCGGCACCACAACCGACACAACAATTTGCAGGCATACCTACAGCGGAAGAGTTGGCGCGTAGCCCGTATCTTTGGCGGGAATACTATAACCGTCTCCCGCAAAACTATGGTATGCAAATGGTACAAGCACCGCTTATTGGTCCGACGATACGCGGCATATTCTCTTAGGAGCGCATAATGGCTAACGGTCTTCTCAGCGATTGGATGTCAGGCACAGGTGTGTACGGTAGCCCGAATGCTATCGACCCATCGACCGGCGTACCGTATGCCGATGTGCGTTCAGCGCAGCTCGGTGCTCTTGGCAATATCGGATCACTGTTAATCGCAGCAGGTCAGCCGATGACCGGTGCGCAGCGTGCTCAGTTGCTCGGTCAGATCGGTCCCCAGTTGAGCGGTATGCAAACCGACATCTATAACGCAGCACAGCGTCGCTTAATGCAGGCGCAGTTTGCCGAGAAGCAGGCAGAGCTCGCAGATACACAGAAAATCCGCGACCTGATGAAAGACCCAGAAGCATTTAAGGCTGCTACTGGTTATGAACTTAATAAGTTTGCAGGATTAGGTCCAAGCGAAATTGGTTCAGTGATTAAGCAAGCGCGTGTTAGTGAGTTGACGCGGAATCCTATGCAAGCGCAAATTGACGCTTTGAACTTACTTAAGTTGCAGAAAGAAGTGTCAACCCCAGATCGTGTAGTCGTTGGTAAGACACTTTATGAAAGAGATGAACAAGGCAACTTTATCGCTAAAACTGATAAAGGTAAAACTGGACAGCCATTAACTCCTGAAGAAATTAAGCTATACAATCTCCCACAAAATACACCTGCTGTCTGGGATGAGTCTGGCGTTCCAAAAATTCTTAAGGGCGGTACTCCAGCAGCTCCAACTGGGCAAGCATGGAAGCGCGTTCCTGGGACATTTGGTCCAGACGATCCTGGTGAATTAGTCGTAATTCAAGGAAGCACAGCATCTCAAATACCGGCAGATATTGCTGGTAAAGTATCGATGATTGAGACTTTCCAAGAAAGATCTCCAATGGTTGAAGACGCAATCAAAAAAGGAAGATTTGCGGCAAACAATACTACTGACAGATTAGCATTTGCCACCGGTATTGGTGACATGGGAGAAATCTATCGAATCCTGCAACAAGGACAAGATGCGATTGTAAGAACAATGACTGGCGCTGGGTTGTATGCATCTGAAACTTCAAATTATGAAAAACAATACTTGCCATCGGCATTAGATTCAGAGCAAACAATTAAGTATAAATATGAAGCAATGAAAAGAACTCTCAAAAATATGAGAGGCAAAATGCTTCAAGGAAGAGTAACAGCAGACGATATCCGTGAAACTCTGGTTTTGCCAGAGGGGGCAGAAAAGTCACAATCGTCTGATGACGCGTTGATCGATAAATACTTGAAATAGTAAGGTTTACGATATGGCTACTTATGAGCAAGTTCTTCAAGCGCTGCGTAACGCCGATGCATCTGGCAATGTAGAGGATGCAAAAAGGCTTGCTCAAATTGCTAGAGATATGAAGGCGAAAGAAACGGCTTCCAAAAAAGAAGCGCCTAAGCCAGAAGCACAACCGCAAGTCGCACCTCAACCACAAATGGAAGGAACTTATGTTCCTGAGTATGATCCTGCATCTGGTGCTGCAACTGGTGGTATGACGTTTGTTCCTACGACTGCACCTATGTCTTATGGCGAGCAGATGAAGCAGACATTCTCGACGATTGGTCGTGGAGCGGATACTGCTGCGCGCGTTCTCGCAGATGCTGCAACTTTTGGATACGCAGATAAACTTGCCGCTTCAATGGGTACTGGTGATTATCAGAAGCGTCTTGCAGAAGAGCGTGCTCAGACACAGGCGGCGCAACAAGCATTTGGAAGCGCTCTTCCATTAGCTCAAGCCGGTGGTGCTGTTGCTGGAACGATGGCTATGGCACCTATCTCGCTTACAGCAAGGATGGCTGGCGCAGCTCCTACAATAGCTAATTTAGCAAAAACAATCGGAGCAAGTGGAGTAGAAGGCGCTGCACTTGGTGCTTTGGAAGCAACAGGTCGAGATCAAGATGTCCAAACTGGAGCGGTAACTGGTGGCGCTATTGGTGTTGCTGTGCCCACAGCACTTGGTGTCCTTGGGCGCGCAATATCACCATTAAGGCCAACACTGACAGAAGCACAACAACAGATGGTTGGGACTGCTGCTGCACGCAATATTCCGTTAACTCCAGGTCAAATGACGCAGACACGTCCTTTGAGATATATTGAAAGCCAAATTGAAAATCTTTCGGGAATTGGTGAAACTGCCGCACAGCAGAATGCGATTAACCGTGAAGTCGCTTCAACTTTCGGCGCTAAAACAACTGAAATAAATAAAGATGTAATTAGCGATAGCTTTAGCAGAATTGGCAAAGAGTTTGATCGTTTAACCCAAAATAAAACAGTTGACACTGGCGCTGGGTTCAAATCAGAAGTTCAGCAAATTCTTAATGAATACGAAAGAAATATACCAACTGACGTGAGAGATGTTTTTGTTTCCAGAGCCAAAGATCTAATAAATTTAGGATCAAGATCTACAGGTGATGAATTACAAAGAATTAGAAGTACACTAGCACGTCTAGAGCGTAGTGGATCTCAAAGCAATGAATATAATCTTGCTATCTCTAAACTTAGGGAAAGCGTTGATAACGCTATTGAGAAATCATTACCGAAGGCAGATGCAGCAGATTTACGCAAAGCGCGAGAGCAATATAGAAATCTTATGATTGTTGCCGATTCTCTTGGCACAAGCGCTGAAGCACAAGCAGGTAATGTTTCTCTAAAAAACATTGCTAATGTTTTAGCGCAGCGTGATGAAATTGGATATGCTAGGGGCAGAGGCGGAGAGTTGGAGAAACTATCGCGAGTTAGTGGTCTTCTTGCTAATCCACCCTCTTCTGGTTCAAGTGAAAGAGGATATTTCACTAACTTGTTGAGCGCTCTTGGTGGCTTGGCAGGGTATCAGGCTTTTGATCTCCCCGGCTTAGCACTTGGCGCAGCAGCTCCGATTGGAGCAGGTTTGGCTTATTACAACCCAGTAACGCGTGCTTATCTGCTTAACCAAGCAGCAGCACCACTAGAAAGAGCAATACCGTCTTTCGCTCGCTATGGAACGATGGGCGGTCTTCTCGCAACAGAGCCACCAAAACAGTAATTGATTAAGCATAAGTACGACATACTCGACATCGCGCGTTTCTATTCGAAGGTAGATGTCGGTAAAAGAGATGACTGCTGGTTGATTAACGGGACAGTGCCTACCATTGACGGGTATGGCACTTTCTCGATCAACGGAAAATCGATTCGCGCTCATCGTTTTTCGTACGAGGTATTCCACGGGCCAATACCTTCATCTCTCGTCGTGCGGCATCGATGCGACACACCGCTCTGTGTTAATCCGTATCACCTCCAGACTGGAACCGTTGCCGACAACGTGATGGATCGCATGCTGCGAGGAAGATCTGCCAAGGGTGAAACGAATGGGCAGTCCAAAATCACAGCAGACACCGCCAAGAAGATTTTCCTAGACCAAAGACCGTATAGCCAGATCTCAGTAACCTATGGGTTGCACAAATCGAGCATCAGCCAGATCAAGCTCGGCAAGACGTGGTCTCATGTGACGGGAAAGAAGTTTCTCCCAAAGTGAAAAACTGATACTATTTCAATGCGTTGAGCAAAGCTCCGCACTGCCCGACCTCCCCTGGGCAGACGGCCCCGTGTCCCCCATCAGGCACGGGGCCAACTTTTTTAGAGTTATCCACAGGTTTTTGAAATAGCTATTGCGTATAAAAAAATATACGATATGGTCACAGATGTCGGCGATGGGACCGACCAACACGGAGACACGGAATGACTGATCCTAATCCACGAGTTGTCCAACTACTCATAAATCTGCTTGCGATAACTCTTTTCTCGTTTATCGTATTCGGTCTTGCATACATCGTCGATGGGTACGCGCAATGACTTCGGTAGACTGGAGATCGCATTACAAAGATGTGCGGCTACGGCTGCGTGCTGTACCGCAGCGCAACATTGTTACGATTAAGGTAGAGGAGCCACCTGCGCCAGAACCAGAACCTGTACCAGAATTGGTACATGTCGAAGCAGAACCCGCACCGCTTCCACCAATCGTCGCACGGCAATTCACGGAAGCTCATCAGGTTTTGCGAGCCGCGAAAATCTCTGTGGTTCCACGGTGGAAAGAAATTCTGAGAGAAGTATGCGCAAAGCACAAAATCCATCCAGAAGCAGTTACTGGAAACTCGCGACAAGCGCCCTTGGTAAAATGTCGCCGCGAAGTGTACTGGCGACTGAGGACGGAACTGGGGATGAGCCTGTCGCAGATCGGGCTGAAACTGAACAAGGATCACACCAGCGTTCTTTACGGTGTGAACGAATACGCGAAAGCATTGGGGAAGCAATAATGGACCACAGAGACGTACTTAAAGAAGCGCAGTCACTCTTATCGCAACGCGGCAACGCATACGGAACAGTGCAAGAAAACCACGACAGGGCTGCAACGATTCTCAGCATTATGACTGGGCGCAACTGCACACCGTATGACGTTGCACTCACTCTGCTTGCAGTGAAACTGTCGCGTCTTGCGCACAGACCAGATCACCATGACTCATGGGTAGACGGCATCAACTACATGGCATTCTGCGCAGAGTTTACCGGCAAGGATGCACCACAAGCGGTGCTCGATCTTGCAGTGAAGAAGGTACAGGCAAACTTGAACGAAGCACTCAGGGGAGAGAGCAATGGTTGAAGTCAGACCAGACGGGCCAAACGAATACGTCATCCTGAGAGACCATGCGGTCGCGGGGTGGGTGCAAATGGCACGCGATAAGAAATACCGCGCACTGACAGTTGATGGGCATCTCACGCATCACTGGACACTCACATCAGCATTAGCAGCCGTCGCAGATGACGCAGAGGACATCGAACTCCATGCCACAGCAACTCAGTAACATCCCCGCATCAGAGTATCACTCGTGGGATGCGCTATCAGCGTCAGGTGCGAAGCAATTACTCAGATCACCGGCACACTATCTCGCAGCGAAAGAGCAGCACCGCGAACCAACACCGGCAATGAAATTCGGAACACTGGTCCACGCAATGGTGTTGGAGCCAGAGACAATCGATACCGATTTCGCAGCAATGCCAAAGATCGACCGGCGCACGTCAGCCGGTAAGCAGCAAGCTGAACTCTTTGCAGCGACGAACGCGGGTAAAAGCGTTGTTGATTTCGATGACTTTCAACGAGCACAGCGTGTCGCAGAAGCAGTGCGAACACATCATCTCTATAAGGAACTCTTGGAAGGCGCGAGCGTCGAGCAATCGTTCACTTGGGAGCAACACGGTGTGCCGTGTAAGGCACGCATGGACGCGATACAGGGATCGCTTATCGTGGACCTGAAGACCACGCAGGACGCTTCACCTGATGGCTTTGCAAAAACGATGGCAGGCTTAAAGTATTACGTTCAGGCTGCGCATTATCTCGATGGGTATATGCACACAACTGACTTCGAAGCGAAAGACTTCATCTTTATCGCAGTAGAGACAGAAGCTCCATACGCTATTGGCGTATACAATCTCGATATGGTCGCGCTTGAAGCGGGGCGGCATAAGATGGCTCTTGCTGCGGAAGCGTACAAGGCAACCAAAAGCGCAACTGCGTGGAAGGGTTACTCGCCGCTGATACAGACACTCAGTGTTCCGGGATGGGTGAACCATGAATGAGATTATCGATGAGCTTGAGAAAGCCCGTATCGAGTCTGGCATGAGTACGCGTGAGCTATCAGCGAAAGCAGGGCTAACACCATCGCACTGGTGGCAGATCTCAAAGCGCAGCAGATCAGCGAATTTCGATACGCTGACACGCATAGCTGATGTGCTTGGGTATGCCATCGTCGCAATACCAGTACCGGTGACAGAATGAAGATCTGCGGCATCGACCCAGGAGCAAGCGGCGCAATCGCGATACTCGATATAGAGAAGGGATACCTGTCAGTGATCGACATGCCGACACACCAGATTGAGCGCAACGGAAAGACGAAGAACGAGATCTCTGCGCAACTCGTTGCACGGTATCTCGACGACCAGAAACCGGATCACGTTTGGATCGAGAAAGTCGGAGCCATGCCGGGGCAAGGTGTCAGCAGCATGTTTCAATTCGGTCGATCTGTCGGGACAATCGAAGGCATCATAGCTGCATTACGTCTACCCATCTCTTATGTCACACCGCAGAAATGGCAGAAGGCATCTGGGATGCGTGCAGGCAAAGACGGATCACGGCAACGTGCGCAGGAACTCTTCCCAGCTTTTGCCCAACACTTTTCGCGGGTGAAGGACAACGGAAGAAGCGATGCTGCGCTCATTGCATGGTACGGCGCAACACAGAATCCCTAATGAGAGAGGGAACAACTCTCATCCGCACAAGGTCACGGTCTGACCTATCAGTAACTCTGAAGGAGTAATTATGTTGAGCTTTCCACAGCAAGCATCAGGTAAACCGTGGGCGCGTCTCGACGCACGCACAGGCATTCTCTTTGTCTCGTCAGCGGATGGTGAAAAGTCTGCCGTAGACATGAAGGGGAAAGTATTCGGATTAGACATCGCTAACGCGAAGCAGGGCTGGTTGATGGTCGGCGCTGCCGGTGTCGATTGGCAAGAGGTCAACGGTGCATGGGGCAACCCACCATCGCCAGACCACAAGCCCGGTGTCGATGTCACGATCTACTCAAAGGACGCGTCATTCGGAGACGCGCCATTCCGCAGCGCCAGAGGCAACTCGCGCGCATGGACGCAGTTCGTTGCAGATGTTGCGAAGAAGGCAGGGGCAATCCCTGCTGGGAAACTCGTGACGCTGAAGGTTGATGCCGTGAAAACGATCAAGGTTGGTCAGGGCACATCTGTGCAGATCGATTTCACTCTCGCACCGAAAGAGAAATGGTTCACAGCGGGAGAGCAAGAATCAGCTCCCGCTACACCAGCTCAGGATGACCAAGACGAGTTCTGATTAAAAAGAAACCCCCGTACCGGCATCCGAAGCCAGTGCGGGGGTTTGAGTCAGGGAGGACACCCTCTCATTCAAAGGGTAACATCGATGACACTACAAGAAACAAAAGAAACGATCAACAGCGCGAGTTATACGATGTCGCTTGCGTTCGCAGGTGGCGGGTTCAAGGACACAACACTCGTGCCGCGCACATATACACTCGCTGCGTTGAGCGACAGATTAAAGCATGTGCGTGTTGGTCCCAAGGATGGTTCATACCTTATTCGTGGTGGTGATCTCTCGATCTGCAAAAGATCTGACGAGAACCTGCAATCAGCGGAACTGATTATCCTCGACGGCGACTCATCCATCGATCCAGAGACTGGCGAGATCTTAACTGGCGCACCGTCATTTCATACCGTGCATGAAGCGCTGAAAGAGATGAACGTCGCGCACATCATGCATACGAGCCACAGCAATCGTGGATCTGATGGCGTAGTCTCGTTCTGGAAATACAGAATCCTCATCCCTTGCAAGATGCAGTCGCAAGAGGAACTGACCGCTGCTGTCGATTACTTCATCGCAGAACTTCATAAGCGTCAGATTTGGATTAACGGTGTGAACGAAAACTACCGCTGGTCACAGCCGTGGTTTCTTCCGCGCGTCAGCAAAGAAGAAGAGCGTGAACGCTTTGTCCATCGCGATCATCTCGACGGATATATCTTCAACATCGATACCGCCGTCTCTTGGCAGCGCGAGACTGAGCAGCAAAACCAAATCATCGACCAGATCAAGAACAACGAATCAACCGCGCTGACTGGCACCACGATCTCGCAATTCAATGAGCAGCATGGTCTCGAATGGATGCGAGCCACTCTTGCTTCGATGGGATACCGCTTCAGCCATTACGATAAGCGGAACGACGCATACCGATACCTTGCGCCGACGAGTCAGACCGGCGCGGCAGGGGTGATGCTGTTTAAGGGAAGCCGAGGCGACTGGGTCACTTACTCGCATCACGGGGCGCACGACATCCTGTCTCAGAAAGTGGTGGACCCGTTCGCTTTATACGCGATAGCAAATTTTTCTGGGGATAACTCTGCCGCTGTCCGGTCGCTTCAGCCACGCGAAAAGAGCATCACGGAACAGCTCTCGGAGATCCGTAGCCACAATGTAGCTACAGAAACACCGGTTACAGGTAACAGCGACACCCCGTCTCCTGCCCCTAAAAAGCGCATCGAGATCCTGCGCATGGACGAGCTGAAGGACGAGGCAGTCCAGTGGCTCATCGAGGATCTCGTGCCAGCCAAAGCGTTCGCGGCGATCTATGGGAAGCCCGGCAGCTTCAAGTCATTCGTTGCCATATACCTTAGCCAGATGATCGCAGCAGGGCAGCCAGCCTTCGGTAAGCCGACCGCGCAAGGGACATGCCTATACATTGCAGGGGAAGGCCAAGCAGGGCTGAAGAAACGCTCTGACGCGTCTCGTATTACGCACAACGTAGAGCCGTCTGTGCCTCTCTATTTCATCAAGCGAAGCCTGAACCTTAGCTCGACGCTGGAAGACATGCATGAGCTCATCAAGGAGATTCGCGAACTCGGCATCTCACCATCGCTCATCGTCGTAGATACACTGGCCCGTAACTTTGTCGGGGACGAGAACAGCTCAAGCGACATGAGCCAATTCATCGCCGTAATAGGCGAGCTTATCGCGCAGCTCGGGTGCACAGTGCTGGTGGTACACCATGCCGGCAAGGATGAGTCAAAGGGCATGCGTGGCTCGTCAGCGCTGCTCGGTGCGGTCGACGCGGAACTCGAATGCGTGCGCACATCAGACGAGGAAGATCGCGACCATCTGACCGGAAAACTGACCACGACAAAGCAGAAGGAAAGCGAAGACGGGATCGAGTTTCACTTCGAAATGGTCAAGGTTCTCACTGACCCAGTGGACCCCAACATCGTATCACTAGGGCTTAGACCCAGTGAGAAACAGCACAGCAAAAAGAGACAGAAAAAGCAGCTCTCAGAGAGCGAAATTTTCACGCTAGAAGCATTTGATCTGGCAGTCGCAGAAGTCGGGAAGCGCTATGGAACACCCGGAATACCGCCAGATAAACTGTGTATCAGACGCGCTGACTGGTTAGCGTATTTCCGACATTTGTGTGCTGGAGACGACAAATTCAGCGAAAGAACGTACCAAAGAGCTGCTGCGTCGCTCAGTATGGCAAAAATCATAGCCGCCAAGGGCGACGTTTTATGGAAAACAGAGCAACATCAACATGTTACAGAAAAACCCGACAAGCCGACATTGCCCGACATGTCGTAGTATGTCGTTTCTGGACACGACACGAGGCGACATGTCGGGTGGGGTATACCCCTTTAGGGGTATCCCACAATGTCGCTTCGGGTGTCGGCTGGTTCTGTCGGTGTAAGTTTGAGGCTAAGTTGCAGTTGGTGAGTTGCGGGTCAGAGGAGAGAGTCGATGAGCAATATCGGGGGTGGTGATGGCGATGACGGTGAGCGTCCCGTCATCCAGTTGTACCAGTTGGTGATGCGTGAAGAGGACACCCAGTTGCAGCAGAAAAAAGGGTGCTGCGAGCGCTGTCTCTTTTGGGTGGAGTTCAAAGAGAACACTGAATCTGAGCCTGAAGGGGAGTGCCACAGACTGCCGCCGCAAGTCACCGCGACGGGAACGGTCAAGGATCAGCACTACGGATGCAGCTGGCCTATCACCGCCGCGTCTGACTGGTGCGGGGAGTTCGAGCAAGCGGTGAGGATGAACTGATGGCAAGACGTGTTTCAGAAATCAGCAACCCGAACGAGATGCTCGTCTGGGAGATGCGGCAGAGGCAGGTTGATGCGGCGCTCGCTCCTCTCGACCGACTGGCGCGGGAGATGGAAGGCTCATGGGGTTACCGCCGTCTTCAGTCGCTCGCCGCGCCAGATCTCGCGGTGAAGTTCGAGTCAGCCAAGCAGAAGCTCGACGAGGCGATCAAAGCGCAGGACGCTGACGCTGTTGCCCAGCGTGCCGCGATCCTCATGCGGGGATGGCAGGCACTCGCCAAGGCAGCGCAGGAGCAGGGACACGAACCGCTCGGTCACGGCATGTGGCAGGCCAAGAGCGGCGGGAGAACATACACCGTGGTCCTCGTCAGAGAAGACGCAGATGCGCCAGCCTTGAGTGCCGCAGAGCCGGGGACGGTGGTTTGCGTCGAGGAGCTACTGGTCTGCTGGCGCAATCGCTACGAGAGCACCGGCGTGGCGAAGGTCAAGGATGCGTTTCCGGGTGCGAGTGTGGTTGATGAGCGGCCTCGGACGGGAAAGCCGTTGCCGCGTGGTGGGGATGAGTTGCCGTTCTAGGATCGCCCGTAAACGCATTGCGGTGGCTCAGGAGCGGCATTGGTGGGGGTGAGAGCTACCGTGGTAGCTGAGAGCACTGGAAAGCCGTTGTAGGGCTTCGTAATGCGATGCCGGTTTTTGGGATACCGGGTGCCGCGCAAGTCAGGGAAAATCGAAATGGTTTTTCTAAGAGTCAAACTGATTCATGAGCGCAAAATTCTATTGGAAAATGGTTGCTCATAGAAGCGCGTCGGCGACCGTCAATGGTTTGACATTGTCAGCCGATTGACAGTGTCAGCCGTTTGACATGCTGCATCGCACAACGCGTCGCTGCACCGCACAGGGGCGCGCGTCATGGTCACCGCGTAAGGGTGCGCGTCGCCGCGTCGCGTCTCAATAGGCGCGCGGGAAACGGCATTGGATAGGGTGCGACATATTGCCGCGCGGGGATTATGGCGGGGCGCGGGGGTGTGGCATGGCAAGCCTCATGGGGTTATGGATGACCGAAACGCAAAAGGGCGCGCCCTATACCGAACGCGCCCTAGTTAAGCGGGGATGCATTGGTGAATCAGTCGGCTTGAATATGATCGGTCCTAGCGGTCAAATTTAAATCAGCGAAGCCGTCGGCCCATTGGTCAAGCATATCGTTAACGTCAATCATAAATCGATCCGACGTTTCGGGATCAAAAATACAAATAAAAGTGTCGCCCGGTAAGGATTGAAGGGCTTCAATCAATTGTGACGCGGTCATAGCGTTTCCTTTCCGTGTTAGCCTCCTCAGTCGCCGTATACC